TGGTCCTAAAGAGAATATGAAGATGCTTAATTAGGAGAGGAAGAGAATGCAGAAACAATCAAGACTAAAGGTGGACCTAAGTGTGAATGAAGGGAAGCCAAAGCCACCTATACTTACTATCTATGGGGGTCCAGGGATAGGCAAGACAACCTTTGGGGCAACAGCTCCTGACCCAGTGTTCCTTATGGCAGAGGATGGATGCCCATATAAGATTCCTAAGATCCCCAAAGAGGGAGTAATCGAATCTTGGGTTGATGCCCTTGCTGCTATCAGGTGGTTAATTAAGGAAGAGCATGACCGTAAGACACTTATTGTTGATACTGTGAATAAGATTGTTCAGCACTCCAGACAACATGTTTGTGATGAACAGTACCAAGGGAGATGGAAGACAACCAGGGGGCAAGAGGGGTTTAATGCCTTTGGGTATGGAGAACATACAGCAGAGATGGAGTTCCAGAAGTTCTTGAAGGGACTGTCCCATCTTAAGAATAAGAAAGGAATGTGGATTATCCTCCTTGCTCATGAAGGGCAGCATCGCCAAGGGAATCTCCATGGTGAGGATTTTAAGAAGCTAGGAGGATTGATGCACCATCTTCCTTGGTCAAGGATTGTTGAATGGAGTGACCAGGTTGCTCATGTGACTAAGGACTTTGTTGCCATCAAGAAGGATGGGGACAGGGTAGCAAAGATAAAGAGTACGAGTGAGAGAAAGATGTATTTTGAAGGTGACCCAAGTAGGGATGCCAAATGTAGAGATGGGATTTACAAGATGCCGTCTGTAATTAAATTTAGCTATGCCAATTATATGGAGCATAGCAACAAAGGAGATAAGTAATGGTAGCATTAAATCATAACCCAAGTGAAATAACTGAGCGTTTTCCTGAAGGGATTTACGATTTTGAAATCACCTATGTAGACCATGAGTGGGAATCCAAGGCAGGTAATCCTGGTGTTTGTATTCACATGAATTTGTGGAATGAGAATGGGACTTCGTTTGACCGTAAGGAATATCTGGTAACTAGCCTCGATAGTTGCAAGTGGAAGGTTAAGCAGTTCGTCCATTCTATTGGGTTGGACTATGACAATCCTGATCTTGATACTGATGAATTTCTGAACAAGCAAGGAAAGGCAACGCTTGTTCGTAAACAGGAGGCTGTTGGTCGAGGTAAGGACAGAGAATATATCACTGATAAAGACGGGAAGCCGGTGATGGAGAAGTATCTTTCAGTAGATACCTACCTGGTCCATGACGGTAAGGAGAAGCAAGAACCTGCGCCCTTCTAGGTGATAATAGGGGAGCTAATGGTTGACAAGAGTGAGGTAAATATCTCATTCTAAAAACGTGAAGAGGGGATTACTTTCTCCCCTGTCTTGGGTTCGGTCCTATCTCCCGAGCTCAAGTTCCCCTCTTCACATCACCCAATAATTAAAGGGAGTATTATGGCAGGAGTGAATCTTTCTATTACAACTAGAACTCACCCGAAGATAAAGAAGCTCGAGATTCAGTTAGGAGCCAATGGTGTTCTAGCTCTTTATAATCTTTGGTGTTTCTGCGCCGAGTACAAGAAGGACGGTATTCTTTCGGGGATGAGTTGTGGTGAAATAGTCCTAGCATCAGACTTTAGAGGACCTCCCGAGGTTTTCATGGAGACTCTCTTAGAGTGCAGGCTCTTGGACAGGGATGAGGATCTCGTTTATTCTGTTCATAACTGGGAGAAGTACAATAAGAAGAGGCGTAAGACTTCACAGAGTCCAGACAATACGACCAAGGCAGTAGCATATAACGTTCAGAAGGTAGTTAATTTCTATGAATCCAATGTTCCTCGTATTGGTAATAAGGTTATTGTACCCGGTTCAGATGACTGGAAGAGAATCAAGAAAGCTTTAGCTGAGGGATTTAGTCTTGAAGATTTAATAGCCGCTATCAAGGGTAATTTGATTTGTCCTTGGCATCAGAGGTGTCCAGGTGGTCATTCGGTTAAGATGATATTTAAGCCAGATAAGATCCAAGGTTTCATTGAGAGAGCTAACGAGCCAGAGAAGTTTGAGGAGAAGAAGGAAGAACAAGTAGGCCATCACAAGGGGAGTAAAGAATTCAATGACGGAGATCAAGCAAAAGCATTTTAGCTTCGTTAAAGATTCTAGTGATGAGTGGATAAAAGCCGCTCATAGAATCTATACTAAACAAAAACAAGCAGAAGCAGTTGAGAAGGCAGAAGGGAGAGAGTTCTACCCAATAGGACAGGAAGGGTTACATCCTCATGAGAAGATAGAATGCCTTAGAAAGTGGGGAGTCCCTGAGAGGATACTTGCTAATCTAGGGAACATAAGTGGTTTGGTTAATACTAAAGCCAAGAAAGCTGTTTCCAATTTTGTTATGCAACCCAGAGATGCTTGGTGTCTTGTCCTGTCAGGTGGGAAGGGGACAGGTAAGTCTACGGCAGCAGCTGTATGGCTTTACGAGAACACTCCCACAGAGGCACCTAGTTACAAGAGTAGGTATTGGTGGACAGGGACAAGAATAGCCCGAACCAATGGGTATAATAAGGATTACGAGAAGATGTTGGAGAGTCAGTACATGGTTATTGATGACCTTGGCATCGAGTACCTGGATAAGAATGGGAACTTTCTTCAGCGTTTGGACGAGTTGATGGATGAAAGATACTCTAACTTCAGACGAACAGTAATAACAACAAACCTTAATGCTGAGGCATTCAAGGAAAGGTATGGAGACAGGGTTTCTGACAGGTTAAGAGAGTCATTCTCTGCCGGGGGCCAGTACGTAGAGATACCAGAAGAGTCCATGAGAAAGGTGAGGGGGAAATGAGGAAGTTTATTATCATAGGAAAGCCTATAAGTCAGAAGAACTCTAAGAGAGTTGGGGTGAGGAAGGGGGGTAAGGCTTATATGTACACTCCCGCCAATGTTAAGAGCTGGCACAAGGAAGCATTCAAGCAGCTAACAGTGCAGTTGGAGGACTGGGGTAATCACTACGGTGATGACCTGGCACCCATCCCAGATAAGACAGACCTCGATGTAACCATCGTGTCCTATATGGATAAAGGTCAGTCGGTAGATGTAGACAACTTGGCTGGTGGCCCCTTGGATGCTCTTCAGAAGGCGGGGGTTATCGCTAATGATTATTGGATAAAGCGTCTGTGCTCCATAAGAGAGAAAGACTGGAAGAATCCCAGGGTTGAAATAGAGATTGAGATTTATCAGGGGGACTGATCATGAGGGATTACTTGAAGCTTTGCCGAAAGGAAGAGCTGCCAGTAACTGCGGGGAGGGCTAAAATGATTATCTATGGAGTAATCCTTTTTGTGGCGATAAGCCATTTTGCTCATTGGAACTACAGAAGGATCATAGCACTAGATAAAATAACGTTTAACTCAGGCCCAAGGAAGGGAGGAAGGGTCATTAAGAGAGAAGAGATTTATATACCGGAGCCAGAGAGGGACTATATCTTGGTTCCTAAGAAAAAAACACAGCCGCTCTTAATCCCCATAGAGATGGAAAAGATAGGGGATAAAGATAGAGAGTGGTTAGCAGCAACATTAAAGGGAGTAATGTAATGAGAAGACCTAAGCAGATAAAGACAAAGGAAGACCAATTCATTAGTGACTACTGTGACTTTGAGGATTTGTCTTATGTGATGGAAGAAGTAGTAACGAGAGTTGCAAGAAAGTATTCAGAGTATGATGTGAGGGCTATTGTCAATAAGGCGTCTGATGACATTGAGCTCTCCAAGGAATACAAGAATGCGCTAGAAGAGATAGACCAGGCGGTAGAGGTGTTTTCTAAGCTGAGTGAGAATCTTAAGAAGAGGATTCCTGAGAAGCTGATCAAGAAACACAATAAGTCTGGATGGTGGAACTAACGAAAGGGAGATTGTCATGGGTTGGGAAGAGAACCAAAAGAAGAGAATGCAAGAAAGAGATATGGCTTATGCCGATGCTTATGAGAGAATGAATAGAAGAATAAAGAGGGGACGGATGATTGATTTACTTAAGAGGATTATGGTCATGGCACCCGTAGCACTGGCTGTTGGGGCAGGCGCAGGATATCTTGTTTATTATCTTATAAATCTGTAGGGAATTTCTTATCCCATAAGTCTCTGAGAATATAAAGGAATGAGGATATGGCTAGTCCCATGTTTTCAAGGACGCTGCCTATCGTGAGGACCATATAGGATGAAAGCTCAAGTGCAACCCAAGCAATAATCAGTGGAATAAGTATTGGAATAATTAAAATAAAACAGATGAATTCCACTACTATCCTAACCATGTCTCTTCCTTAATCCCATCGCCAAGTAGGGTTATCAATCCATAGAGCTCTAGCCTTGGTTGGCCTTGTGTCTACATGAATTCTACCTGGGTAAAGGCCCAATCCTTGAGCATGATTAACGTTGGCTAAAGTATAAAGTTTGAGTGTGTCCATCTTCGAGATGCTGGCATTGTCTCTCCAATAACTAATGTCGGAAGCATAGAGAATCCCATTGCCGGGACGAGGGATATGCCAAGACTTCTTGGAACCTCCAACCTTTTGGTTATGCTCTTCACACCTTCCACCTGATGTGATTCTTATTGGTGCATCTAGCGCGACTCTAATTTTTTCTAGCAGGCTAAGTAAGGAGCTATGGACAATAACATCTGTCTTACAGCCACATTTACAGTCGAACTCCTTTTGCCAGAAGTGCTTACTTATCTTCATCTTCTTCCCTGTCTTCTTCTATCTTCTTTCGGATTATCTCTAGCTTGAGTATAATTGAACCTATGAGTGTGTTCAAATCCTCTGAACTAATTTTTCTAACGAGAAGGCCAACCATCTCCTTGGCCTCGTAAACCAACACAAACTTGCGAAGACTCATCACCAATCCCACTTGAAGTTGACGCCGATACAATAGTCCCCAAGAGTGTCTGTCCATGCGTCGGCAGAGACAAGTATAGACTCTTGTATCCTGTGATTATAATATAGCTGCCCTAGTGTCCTAGCGGGGGTAATGTCGGCAGAGAACCCTAAGCTACCGCCGCCTATTTCTTTGGGGGAGAGTGGACAACCATTTGGCGTATGGCGTTAGCCTTAGCTTCTCCGGACTTGGAGAAAGCCCTAGCTCCACTATACCCAAGGGCTGCCAGGGCTGTGGAAACAACACCTAATCCCTGTAATGCAATGCTGCTCTCAACAGCGCCACTACTCATAAAGGCCCCTATTAGGACGGCCACCAGACTCAACCAAAACTCGGTTGTCTTATATCCTTGTTTCATTCGTCATTCCCCTCTTTAGCCCACTTGATGCGAGCTTCCTCCCGAAATTCGAAGAACCCTCTCTGGAAGTCATGGACCTTAGACTTCAGCTCTTCTATTTGTTTTTCTAGCGCAGCTAATCGAAACTCAACTGAGCCCCCGTTAGCCTTAGCCATGCCCTTTTCGATGAGCTTGACCAGAGCCATGACAATGCCAACAAGGGCAGCAGTGGCAGCGCTCTCCTCCATCACTTGTCCTCGATATAGCTATTCCCTGTCAGAGCTTCGATGTCTTTAATCATTCGCTCCATATTAATCCTGACGGTCTTCCCCGTGCTCTTATTCCTCGAGAAATATTCCCATTCTCCTGCTGCATTGTGAGGTGAGATCTTAGTCTGGTTGTCGTCACCATCAAGCACATACATCTCTGCTTGTCCGTGGATAGTCGTCGGAGCTGGGAAACTCGCGCCGCCGCCGTACCTGGCTTTGCCTACCGAGATTTGCATGTTGTCGATCCACCCCCGGAAAGGGTAACGCGACACACCGATCGCACTTTTACCCAGCCCCCACAAAAGAGGCCCAGTGCCTGATGCAATCGTTTTGGTGGCGATCGTGTGCGCCGTTCCTTTTTGGGTGCCGTCAACGTACAGCTTCAGCTCTGTGCCGCTTCGCTCTGCGACTATGTGGTACCAAACATCCTCAATAGCGATCCAATCGACCTCGTACACGGTCGCCGCCTGCCCTACTTCGACATAGCGAAAGGTCAATTTGTCGGTGTCTTCGACGTAGTACATTTCGAAAGAAACATCTTCAACGCGGTTTGCGTCGGTCGATTTGTAAACAAAGTTGCGTCGGTTATCGATCGCCGTCAAAGCCGAGTTGATCCTAAAATGCCCCTCAATTGTGAAGTCGTTGCTACCTAAAACCCAATCAGCGTGATTGTCCACCTCGACATGAGCGAAAACCGTTCCGTCAAACTCCTCGTTTAGGCTAATTGAGGTGCCAGCTCCAAAAACCGTTTGAGCGCTGTCTTCCTCCGCCTCAATTTTCAACTCTACTGTATGGTTAGTCGTCCCGTCCAGAAAATCGTCCGTGTCGCCGTCGCTGCCGCTGGCCTTGACGTGTAGCTTAATCGTATCTTCGTACGCTAGCGCGAAAACTTTACCGTACTGGTGATCTACGTCCGGCGAACCTTCCGCCCTACTTTTCATCGCCATCGCACCTTGCAACGACAACCGGTCAACCGGTTCTACGATCCCAATACCGATGCGCCCGTTATCCTTAATCACAAGCTGGTCAGAGTTCTGCGTTTGAGCGTTCAGAGTAATGGCGTCTTCGGTGTTGTCATAGCGAATCTCACCCTGAAATACCCCAGTGCTCGTTGGAAGCCCGCTATTGAAAGTTATGCAACAATCCTCATTTGCCCCCGTCGCGGCATTATCGGTGTCAGCAAACATTTCGATATTGACTTTAGCCTGGTCGCTCGCAATCATCATCGAGCACGCGGTTGCTGCGGCATCTTCTCTTATGTGGAGCTTGCGGTTCGGAGACTTGTTACCAATGCCCAACCTGCCTCTATCACTGAGCATCAAGAGCGGGCTGCTGTCACTAGCGATGACCGACAAAGGAGCATGTTTGACTAAGATCGTTTGCCCCGGATTACCGTCACCGAGGCCAGCACCAAGAGTTATTGTCGTGTCGTTAGTGATGCCTTTTATTGTTGCGTATTTTACTGCATCTGAAGATAATGCGACCCGGTCCCCAACGCCAAGATCTAGGAGCGCTTGTGCATTGGCACTTAGATTAAGCGTTGTGGCAGCAGGGCCGGAGTCAGTCGTAACATTCGCATCATCGCTACCTTTGAGGGCGGTGATGTCTGCAAATTGCTTAACCGTGAACCCAGTCAGCTTTGTGGATGTGTTAACGCCAATCGCGCCCGTTTGTCCGATAACAAAATGCTTAGGGCTGCCATCACCCGTTGCCAAGAAAAACTGCCCGTTGCTTCCGTCTGTTCCTATCTCAGCCGTTTGAGTAGCACCGTCAAAAAACTGGATTAGTCCGTCTTGGTCGGACCCTGCATTCGGAGGCGTTGCTGGGTCAGAGTTAGAGATTAAACGTAGCTGCGCTTGGTTATCCTTAGAGTCAACAACGATGCGGCATTGGCCTCCGTCACGCGCCACTTGAGCATGGATTTTACCCAAAGCACCCAGAGGTTTACCTGTCCCGTCTAGCACCCCAACAAGAAAGTTCTCGTCTGCGTTTCTAATCCACGTTCGGATTCCGTCCGTTTCGGTACCACTCGGCGTCTGAAAGCCCCAAGTATCAGGGATTGGAGAGTACTCTAGGACTAGTTGTGTAGTAACGTCCTCGCCAGAAGCAGTCGCAACACTAAAGGGATCGCCAGTGACGGCCTTCCCTTTAAGAAACATACCGGCAGTCTCATTCTCCCATTTCCCGGTAGCCGTATCGTAGAGGAGTGTTTCATTATCAGCTGGAGTCGTTGAATCAAAAGCCTTTCCCCCTGCTGTCGCTGCTGTGACTTCTCCACCAATTTTGGTTACGGTTGCATCGGCCATATCAAACCCCTCCTTTAAATTAACAAACCCTGGTTACTTACTGAATGTTGTGTCTAACCGAAGAGTCCCCGCCCCAGCGGTTACATAATAAATCTTGGCATTAGGAACTTTGTAGTTGAGCTGAATCAGCCCAAGGACTCCATCAGCAAGTGCTACTGTCTGGATGTCTTTTTCTGTTCCATCTTCAAATACATGCTTAACGACGATAGACCCTGTTGTTCCGTCTAAGCAAGCGTGCAAGACTGACTTACTGCTGAGGAGGGAACCTAGAGTTAGACCTGTGTCTGTCTCTGCGGTTGCTCCACCTACTGTTACTTTGAAATTCTGCACTGCTGGCATTGTCTTCTCCTATACGATTTCTGTTGTTTGTGATGGGGCTACATTAGCCATCAGTGTGTCTTCTCTTGATGGCCAGTTGCCGGTTGGCTGTGGCCCTGGCTTCTCGTCTACTTGGAATGTTTTAGCCATGACCTGCATAACTTCTGAGTCCTCTTCCTTCATTCCTGCGATGGCTAAGAGCATCTCTTTTTCAGCTCTCGGGATGTTCTGTCGGTCCTCTTTAGACATATTGCTAAGTCTCTTTCTTATATGTCCGGCCAATGTTAGAGCTGCTCTAGGGTGGTCTTTCCAGAGCTGGTCTATTTCCTCTTGGGTTAGAACTCCCTCGTACCATCGACTCAAGATGGCCCCATTCCCATACTCCGCTACACTTATGAGGTTGGCTATCGTCTGAAGAGATTGCGAGGATGGAGGAGTTGACGGAGTGAATAAGGTTTCCTCAACCCCGTCATCGTTATCTTTTATGATTTGAGCAACTGAGTTAGTGTAGTTATCAAGAGCCTTCCTCCCAGCCTCTCTCATTCTTGGATCCCAAGACATGCTGAGAGTAGCCTCCTCAATGATCTTCTCCTTCACACTTGGGTCCTTCGAGAGTGCATCTGATATTATCACAGCATTACTATGCTCTTCTTCACCGTAAGCAGTTCCTGGCTCTGATTTTGCGCTAGGCTCCCAGTCATCTCCGCTCAATGCCTTGGCTATTTGATTCGAGGTGAAAAGCCGTGGAAGTCTAATCTTTCCACCAGGCCCAACATATTCTAATCTATCAGCAACACCCACTCCTCCTAGTCTACCAGCAGGGCCGACTCTCTTAACTCCACCCAACCAGTTGAAGTATTGGTCTACGCTTCTTTCAACAAATGCCCCGAACTGGTCAGCAGATGTAAAGAAGTTCTGCATTCTAACAAGAGCTCTGTCAGGATCTACCAAAGCATTATGAGGGATTGCATCTCCTAGAACCTTGCCTGCTTTAACAGCAGCAGCACCCGCAGCAGCACCTATAGGTCCACCGGCAAAACCACCAAGGCCAAGGCCCACTCCATAAGGAATGAGGCTAGGAACATGAACGGAATCCTCCATGTTCTTCTCTCGCTGTCTTACAGCCGACCAATTTAGAGCGTCTTTTACTTCTGTGTTCAGGTAATTTTTATGGTCTTCTAGCTTCCTCAATGTCTTCTTAGAATACTTAAGGGCACCACGAATCCTCTTTCTCTCGCTCATGAACTTCTTCTTTTGCCCATGAACCCTTATGTCAATTTCTGCGTTCCGGTGCAGATAATCAAGAATATCTACGTTCCTTCTTGCGTATTCCATCAGGTGTTCGAGACTTTCCTTTGATGACTCATGGTCTAAAGTCTCAACCCATTCTTGAATCTTGTTTGTGCTAGGTACTCTCTTGTCTGGGAACTGAGCTCCGGATGTAAAGAAGGCATCATCAATATGGCCATGCCCTCCAAGTCTACCCCTCATGAGCCCAGTAAAATATCTGTACTGTTCGGACATGTTGCCAAAAGCAGTGTAGTCACCAGCTAAAGGTTCCCAGATTTCTTCTTGTTTGAGGAATATTTGGATCTCTTCTTTGAACAAATTCACAAAGTTTTGCTCAGTATTGGCATCAAGGAGTGGTCCCCTCATGATTCCAGTGTGAACTCTCTCGCCCAGGACTTCTAATCTCTTAAATATTTGAGCACTAAACTCAGCATCTAAGTGGTGCTTCATCGTAGGATCACTCATAAGCCATTTAAGAAGCTTGTTATGAGCAGGATCTCGATTGCTCATAGTCCCTGCTTCTACCTGAGCATCTATAAATGCCACCCATGTCTTCATCCAATCGGCAGGCATCTTCGTTTTGACAGCATTATTGACCCATGTCCTAGTCATGTCATCTAATTCGTCTAGTTCCCCAAGGATTGAATTTAGTTCTTCTATTGCTTCTGGGTCTATTTGGTCTATGACGTTCCCATCTTGGTCCTTCATCATATTTGTCGAGTCGTCAATCTTTCTTCGAACCAACTTTCTTAACTTCTCAATAAGACCACCTTCTATGTGGTGATCTTTCCTATTTCCGTTAAGAAGCTGGTCTGCAAGGAGAGTAGAACTTGCGGAACCAGGCTCCCCTGGCTGTATCTGCTGAAGAGTGTTCTCAATAACGGTAACACTGTGACCTCTTGCTTGATGAGACAAAATAGGCCCTTGAAGAGCAACTGTCTCTTCCATGATCCCCTCTGTCTCAGTTATTATCTCTCCTTTACGCCTGACTATCTCTCTAGCCTGCCTGTAAGCCTCCTTGTGGTTATGAGCTAATCTCATATCCTCAGTGTGTTTAAGTGCCTTTTCCATTGTGGGGAATCGTTGGGGGTCTTGGTCGTAAAGTCGTTCAGCTAAGTCCTTATACCAGCCTTTTGTTGCCTCTAAATCTGCCGCCCAGTCTGCTGTTCGTCCAACAACCTTCCTTCCTATATCCAATCCTTTAACACCCGCAGATATAGGGATATGCAAGACGGCGGGAAGAGCTGCTCCAATGAGCATCCCCATCCCCACTTCCATTGCGAAGTTTTCAAATACTTCAGCGGGCTCTCTTCCATCATACAGGTCTGCCGCAGCATTGACTGTTCCGTAACCAGCGCCATAAAGGGCTCCTTCAAAAGCCATAGGCTTCATCCTGGAGAAAACGCCCTTCTTCGCCTGGTTCGCTAGTCTGTCACCACTGGATTTTAAGAGTAACTTCTCTGCTGCTTTTCGCTCGAGTGTTCCTCCAGCACGAGCAATCAACCCAGGTGCCGTATGTCCTGCAATCCTCTGTAACCCTGGAGAGTTTCTACCTGCCTGTAAAAGAGCCTTTATCCCCTTCGATGCGCCAGTGGTTGCTTTTAATCCTTTAGCAAGACCAAAGCCCCCTCCAGTGAAATATGTTGCCAGAATATCTGTGGCTGTTTGTGTTACGAAACTCTTAACAGGATTGAACTCAGTGGTGTACTTAGCCCCAGGCCAGATAGTTCTCTCAAGAATATTGGATGCACCATTGAATGTCAGAGAGTCTGCTATCGCCAGAGGATAAGCTGCATAAGAACTAATCCCTTCTCCGTACTCTTTTGGGCTTAAGTATCTGGCACTTCCGTCAGTAATCCTTCTTCTGGCCTCTTCTCCTATGAGGGTTCTTTCTACTTCTTCTCCACTGGGGCCTTCTTCTAAAACTCTTACTGACTGGCCTACCGGATCTGAAAGACTATAGAGAGGTGCTCCATTGTCATCTCGAGAGTTAAGTAGTTCCACAAGCTCTTCATGAGTTACGTCATGGTCTTTGAACCTACCTGTCTTCTTGTCGAGTAGTTGAATCATAGAGATACTCTAGTCCTACTTGTTTCCTGTATCGCCAAGCGTTTTTTGTGCGGCCAATTTCAATGCAAGATCATCGATGTATTTTTGGGCCTCAGGGGATATTTTCTGTGTATTGAGTATTTCGATTGTAGCCTGCTGGTCCTTAGTCAACTCAATCTTCTCCCATTCCAATGAACCCATAGCTTTGTTGTATGCCTCCAGCATCCGAACCTTTGTGTTCATATCAGCCGCTAAATACTTAGGGTCAGAAAGGAGAGAAGCGCCATTCTGGTCAACAGTGGTGTAATACTTATGGTTAGACAAAAGACGAACTTGATTCTTAATGACTAGGAATTTTTTATTTCCATCTTCAAAGTTGTGAAGATCTGGAATGTTGAGCATTGCGCGTATCTGCTCTTGCTCATTCAAGTTACCTACTTGACCACTTACCCTTGCAATAATGGCTGCATGGGTCTTTGTCATTTCATGAAGCTCTAAAAGTTTCCGCAATGCTACTGCCCAAGGCTGGTTTGCCGCACCTGGAAAACCAGTAAGCGCAAGAAAGGCGTCTTTAAGAAGCCCATTAGGGTTGTCCTTCATCCATTTTGCGGCATATTTCATAACGTTACTACCGGCGATGTCCCTGCCGTGGTCTAGCCAGATCTTGTGCATTTCATCGAGCTTGGGTTTGAATACCCTTGCCATGATGTATGCTCGTTGAAGACCTGCCGGAAGACCTTTAAGCGCACTATCCTCTTCACCAGCACCCGCAACTTTATTTGCGTGTTCTTGTCCGAGTGCTTGAGCATGACGAACTCTCTGGATGGCATCGTGTGATTCTGCCTCTTGCCTAGACTTAACTATACCGCCTAACGCCTTATCTGTATTAGCAAAATTTTTGGTTCTAAAGTCCTGGTTCTCTTTGTTGTACTTGTCTCTTGCTATCGCCCGGATTTTTTGGACGTTTATATCATTTTTATCCAGAATGCCTTTCAGGACCAGTTGATCTAGCTGGTTATTTACATGCTTCAGCATGGACACCTTCATCCCCTTATAGGCATCTGCACTTCCGATAAATTGTCCTCGACTTCCGTACATGTGCTGTAGGAAGGTGAACCTATTGGCGATGATGTCTTTCTTGTTTTTGAGGATCTCCTGCTGCGCCTTAATATCATCATCAATGGCACTCTCGAACATGTCCCAAACCATGAATGGGACTGTCCCTGGTCGCTTATCAAAAGCCGAGAGAACAGTGGCTCCCATATTTGCCAAGATTCCAAATAAACTAGAGACAGTGAATGCTGTTCTAGACACGCTAAACTTCTTCTCTTTTTTTAACTTTCCGTCTTCGCCTATGCTTGTAGTTGTCTCGGTAAATCCGAACATTCTCCAAGGGTCTGGATGAAGAGCCTCTAGCTCCTTCTCTCTCGCCTCATACTCATGGAGGATTTTCCATGTCTGCTCAGAGACATTCTGCCAGTTCAACTTTGTTTGCTCTGAATGTTGCCGAGCAGTCTCCTCCATCTCCTTGGCGGCATTGAGCTTAATATTCGCCTGGGCTTTCGCTGCTTCTGTCGCCAGCTCCGCTAACCTTTGGGCTTCAATCATAGCTATTGTATGATCGGCTGCTGCATCATCCGATTCTCTTACAAAATTGAGTGCATTTTTTTCTCTCTGGGCTATGATCGCATCGTTAGTCAGAGCTCCAATTGGCGACTCTGGCTGATCACCTGGGCCTACCCCCTGAACAATCCCAAGCTTATTCAGCTCATCAGTAACTGCCTTGCCAGCATTCTCCCAATCCTCGTATCCAGGGATTCCCTTCTCATGCTGTGACTTTGCCCAAGCTTTAGCTTTCTCAACATCATTTACCCAATGCCAAGGCTCGTTCTCCTTTCCTGAAAATGTAGAACCTTTCTGGTAAAGACCATACATCCAAGCAACCTTTAAAAGCCTCTTGGAAATTGGTGAGTCCATTGTTTTATTTACATTCCAATCAACAGCCTTTCCTTGTCGATGTAGGCTACTCTCTCTGTCTTCATAACCCTTTTCATAGGTAATCTCTCCTGTCTCTGAGTCGACAGTCGCTGGGTGTTGTTGGTCGTTCCAGTCTTTCCTCCTGTAGGAGTTACTGACTTCGGGTATTGGCCATCCCATCTCCTCGAACTTTTTCTGGGTAAGGTGAATTGCCATTGCTGTTTCAACATCTTTGGCTTGTCGAACTGAAGCTGTAAACGGCACAGTTTTGCCAAACTTATTGAACAGTTCTCTTCCAGCCCACTTCTCTCCAAATAAAACAGCTGCTTCGCTCTCGGGGTCGACAACTCTTATGCCCGAGAAGGTTAGGTCATCAGGATTATTCTTCTTCCACTCGTCTATCTTTTCTTTGCCGTAGACGATTCCTTGATCCCAACGATCAATTCCTGGAGGTTCCTTTACCTCTCCTCCACTGACTTCTTCGGGAACAATAGCTGCTCCAGAAACTAAGGTATCTGGGCTTACGCCTGGGGGTGCATCGCTTATTTCAGTGGTGGTTTTTTCTGGAGCTTCCACTGGGCCTGTTGTTGGAGTAATTTCTTCAGAAAGAGGTTCCCTTGGGAAGTCGTCTGATAAACTTGGGGATACTGCTTCCTTGCTTTTTCCATGCTCTTTAAGGTCCCCGAATCCCCATCCTCCTTCTCCACGGAGCTCCTTTACTTTTACTTCTCTCTGCTTTCTCTCAAATTCTTTGCGCTGTATGTCATCGGCTCGAATGGCTACGAAATTTTTGATTTCTTGTTGAACATTCTCAGGTGCCGTCGACAGATTTTGCAGCAGCTCCCAATCGTTTTTATAATCAATGTCTCTTGAAAGCAGATACTTCCATGTCTCATTAGAAAAGAGTTCTCTTTCTTTTTGCTTCTCTTCTCTTGCTTCCTGTGCCTTCGTTGCTGCTTCCTTCAGCTTAACATCTTGGGCAGCCATGTACTCCTTCTGGCCTTCTCTAAACCTATCCAGCTGGCCCTTGGTTGCTAATTCACTAAAAGAATCAGCGCGTTCTTTATCTTCAAATGTGATATTCGGATCTTTAAGAACGTCCCAATATGAATAAGTTTTTGTTTGTGTTCGTCCCGGAAATGCTAGGTCTAGCTCTTCTTTTGTAGGTTCTCTTAGACCGACATCGCCTAAACCCCTATAGCTTGTATTAGAGGTACTATACTTCTTATATAGCTTGGCTAGCGCGTCTGGTATTTTTTCTTTTTCTTTTATTTCTGCTGGAGGGACCATATCACGCTGTCCTCGTTCGTCTTTTTAGTTTTTCAAGCTCGTCAATGGCTGATGTCTTTACGGAGAAATCTTGTGGGGCTGATGCAATACGAGTACCCCCGCCGCCACCTCCAAAGAGGGCATCCCCAGCGAAATTGACCCCTTGTGCTATTGCGTCACCAACGGCTGCTCCTGGTGGTCCACCCACAAGACCCCCAATACCAGCGCCAGCAGCTCTCGTTCCGGCTTTAAGCACGTTTGGTAAGCTTGGATCTTTAACAGCTTCCGCCACAGCCTTTAGGGGACCTATTGCTGGAGCTACCTTGCCCGTTGCCTTAGCTATAGCTTTACCGGCTGCGCTTACTGCACCCTCAGCTACTTTTCCGCCTATACCCTCCGCACCTGCCTCAAGTGCCTTGGTAGCTACCGCTTCTGGCTTCATGTAATCGTAAAGAGCGCCTACACCTTTAATTCCTGCCTTCAACCCGAGGCCCATCATTGCCTTGTTTCTATCTTTTCCTCTTGAAGTCGCAAAATTTCCCACAGGCTGGGCCCAATCAGCAACAGTAGAGCCTATGTTCTTGGCAAGACCCCATCCATCAAAGGAACTCTTACCTACAGATTCAATGTCCCCTGACGGAGTTAGCTCCGTGCTGCTTCCTTCAGCCATTCTATCAAAATCAGGTTCCTCGAAAGGGTTTTCTGCCCTTTTATGGAAGTTACGGAGGGCATGACTGTTGGATCTACCCCCTTCTTGACCAGGAGCAACCCCACTTACTCTGTCTTTGTATGCTTCCATCTGGGAAAGCATAGAAGGAGCATCTCCCTCCTCATCATCTTCTTCATCTTCCTCTTCATCTTCATAAGACTCTGCGGTAGCATTTTCGTCGTAACCCTCAGGAACCCCCTCTCCCGCAAGCATCGACGCAACAGCGGCTTTATCTGCCTCATCCTTCCTTTGCTGCCCAGTCGAACGAGTCTCCGGCATCGATGGAGCACTTCTAACTACATGCGTATCCTCAGGTTCGGATCCCATCGTGTCTTGTTCTTCTGCTGTAACTGCTCTCTGCAAGATGTCTGCGCGGATTTGATCCCAATAAAATCTCTCAGCCTCCGACTTTAGAATAATCATCTCGGCTTCTATTTGTGCCTCGGCTGTCCTCTCATCTAATCCTTGCTGCATAAGCTCAACCAGACGCTTATCAGTTTCGACCTGAAGCTGAGTCTCCCACTCGGTGTTGAACTCGCTTGTCCTCTGCCGCAATTCAGCATTCGTCAGATTCAGCTCTTGAGTGAGTTGAGCCTTAAGGACTTCGATCTGCTGACGCCTCTCAGCATTAGCACCAGCAGCCTCAGCACCCAGTTGAGCCTCAATAATTCCTCGCTCTTGCTCCATTTGAGCTTCGAGGACTGCCCTCTCTTGCTCCATCTGAGCTTCAGTGAGTCCTACTTCTTGCTCAAATCCAGCCTCTGTTAGTCTTCTTTGCTGGTCTAATTGAGCCTGAGTTGATTCTGTCTCTGCTCCAAGACCTAACGCCTGAATTTGAGCCTCTCTCGCTCCTGCCGCTTCTGTCGCAATTCTCTCCCTGCCAAGCTGACCAGTAGCTTGTTGCTGTGCTCTCAGCACTGCTGCGGGATTCATCCCTCTTGCACCAAGCTTTTGGGCCATGATTGCCCTTTGAGCTCTCTCAAACTCCCCTTGTGCTGCCAGGTCTGCTCCAGCAAAAGACTCGCCTCTTCCCTTGGCTGCCAGGAGATCTCGCAATTCTGTATTTATCTGAGATTCATCAACAGGGCCTGCCCCCTCAATAGACTCAGGACCACCAACTGTTTCAGGACCAGCAATAGGAGGAGGAGCTTCTTGCTGGGCTGCTGCACCAACAGTAGTCCCTTCTGCTTGAGCTGCCTCAATATCCGGGACTTCTCTATCGTGCTCTAACTGTTGGGCCAATCTCTCCCTGTCGGCAGAATCTGTTCCTTGGACCTGTCTTCCTCGCTCCTGGTGTAAGTCCCATTCCTCCTGTCCCTCTCCCGGCATAAGAGGGCTACCAGCTGATGAGTCGGCGGGATTCCAACCAGTGGCTGGCCCACCAGGGATTCTTTCTTGAAGTCCTCTTCCTGGGGCTCTTCTAGCTGGGTCTACATAACTAGGATGGTCAGAAGGATATCCTGACGATGGGTTTTCTTCATTTGCGGCTGAAGCATTGCGATCTATAAGCCCTTGAGGGATTTTAGGTTTCGGCTTCTTTATCAATGGTGGCATATCACCCTCCTCCTAATGATCCGGGAGTGCCCCAAACCGTTCGCTGTCCTAATTCTGTTGGGAATAAACCGTTCTTATAATTGTCACTCTTAATACCTATTTCTAAGGCAATCTCGGAGAAGATGAGACTATCTCCAGTGACAGAACTATCGAAATCGGTATCAGTGAATACGAAGCTAATAGCTTGGCACTTTTGCTTCGTCATGTGCATCTTGGACTGAAACTTACCACCAGTCGTTGTCGTGAAGAATGTAAAGGTTTCCTGAATATCAACCGCATCCTGGTTATAATCGTAGAAAGCGTAGACCGTTATACTGGAAGGGTCTAATGACTCTCCTAAGATATAAGCCTTGTAAACCCTCTGATATCCCTGAATGCCAGAAAGGTTAATCCATGCTGTTCTTAGGAATGATGTCGTAAAGTTCCCATTATCTCTTGTCGTTAACGGGTTCTCTAATAAGATTCTATCAACAAGAGGGTCTGCGCCTGCATCAGTCAAACAAGAGATATAAAGCTTGTTGTTACTTGTCGCAAAAGAACCACCTGGCCCTGCCGCTTTGCTAATCCTTGAGTTATCCAACATCCATTCCTTAAGAACGTAGTTGTACACCAGCATCTGAAAGGACCTGCCAGCGCAAAGGAAGAGAACAACCTCCTCATCTGGACGAACAACAATATCTCTTATTGTGTACCACTCCCTAAAGATGCCTGTCAGCTGAGTCTTAGCCGAGTCTCTCTGGACAGGTGAACCAATGAAAGAAACAACAAGGTCCTTTTGAATAATATAGATGCCCTTTGTTGTTACAAACAAAAGTCCATCATCAATAACCTGAACTGGAGACCCCTTTACAGCACCAATAGCAGAGGGGATCTTCTTCGCGTCGTAAAAGCCACCAAGCCCTGAGTTATCAGGTCCCTCTCCACTAACAATATAGATGGATTTTTCTGTAAAGATAAAAAGGTTTCCGTCCATGCTACCAAGGGCAGTAGGAGGATCTGAGATATTATCAGGCGTTCTTATCGATAAAGCAGAGTTAAAGCCTATCCCAAAACCATCTTGAGAAAGCTTCGAGAAGTAAACTACATCATCTTTGCCTATAACAAAAAGACGATTCCTGTGTGCTGTTACATATCTAGCAGATGCCGGAGGGGGCTTATTAACCAGCTCTCCTCCATCGGTATAAAGAGGCTTTCCTGTGGCTCCAATAGCATCACTAATATCGTCATTAAAAACATAGGTCGCAGTAGTCGCTGTATAGATACCCACGTCTACAGTGGCAATATTATTGTATAAAGAGCCATCTCCCTGAGTCCTATAGATGGCGGCATTAACCAATGACCCGTTTAACTCAGAAGCGAATCCACCAAGGAAAGCAAACCTTGTGAATGTAAGGCGAGTATTTTGCTTGTTGGTTCCACCCGCAGCCTCCGTTTGAACAGTAGTAGATGCAGATGGCTCACTCTGATGAAGGTTCCCCTGGGCATCCGTCCACTCCCAAACAATCTTATAGGAGTAGCTCTTGTCTGCACCTAAGTTCCCTCCTGCCGAAGTTCCCAAAATAGAACTAACCATTGGACGGTCATAGAAGTTCAGAAACCTAAAGTTAGCCCCATCAAACTGATAAAGAGCCTTGTCTGCAACATAAAGGATATCATCAATTACTGCCGTAGATGCAGCAGGAACATCCATCTGTTCCTCGTTGAAGTTACGAAAGTCGAATAAAGTCGTAGTAGAATTTAGCTGGACAGTCCCCCCGTCAGAACCATGCCTCTCGAAGTTTGTTCCCACAGGTATTGCAATCATCGCCCCGTTGTATTCGCTGAACACAGTTGAACTGTCGTAAGGGTAGTTTCTATCCATTTCGTAAGACGGGGGAGCATCTAAGCCCCACCCAACGTTACTAAAGACGCCTGCCTTTAGAGTGTCTGTAATATATTCAAAAGGTTGGAAGTTTCCGATAGGAAGACTGTCCCTCATCCAAGATACCATGTGATTATCGTAGGCGGGAATGCCTCTTGTTGAACCATCACAATACTCCCATAGCTGGATGCTAGGGACAGGAGCCTCTGAGATATTAGTAACTCCAGTGTTCAAGCTGTCAACAACACCAAGGACGTAGGGGTTGCTGCCAAATGCAAAGATAAGCTTATATCCATTTGCTACAAAACCAGTCAAAAGAGCGGCGCTGTCGTCAGGGTCAATTGGACCAGCGAATACTCTTTTCACTATACGAGTGTCCTGTAGGCCCCCGCTACCGAGTGTTATAGAATCATGATTGTCTGAGTAGATAAAATTAACATCAGGGATTTCATCATTCCACGACGCAATATCATCACCAGCGCTCTTGGGTGCAACGTCATCGAGAAACCGTCCAATAACAACTCCGTCAACTCCCTCAATATCTCCACCAGACGCATCATCTTCTGGGTCATCAAAGGCAGTAGCTCCTTCTCTACAGACCCTGATTTTAACATTATCCTCATCCTGCCAAGCAAACGCCAGCTTGCCAGCCAAACCCACGGGACCGTTGGCCCCTGTTATCCTTGCTCTATGAGCGTAGAGGTGTCCATTGAGCTTATCGTCGCCAGACATCTCTGTCTTAATTTTCTCAGTGTGGCTATGGTCGTCAGTATCAAAGACATAATAACTGACATAATGCTTTCCGTCATCCACTCCCCCGCTAGTATCCTTCCAGCTAGTGAACAGGTTTGCCTTTGTTGAATCTCTGGAGGAGCAAACGGCAAAGCTAGCTAAACTTGTAGGATAACCTGCACCAGAACCACCAACGACTAACGGATAATTAGCAGTAGCAAGAATGGTTGTTCCTGCGGGAGTTGCCGTTCCTGCGTAATCTCTAACAACGATAGGGCTCTCGGTAGGGTCTATCACCCATCCCTTGAGAGCACCTTCGTCTTCTCCCCATATATAGAACTTTGCTTTTTCAGCAGTTTCATCAAAGACCCATTCGCACTGCATTCTCCTACCGTTATTGCCGGTATAGAGAAGGTTCCCGTCATAATTGATAGCCTCTTCTCCGAGGATAAGATCTCCAGCTATTACAGCATTCGTCTGCCTATCTATAATAGACGCTCTTTTGGTGAAGTTCTTAGTGTCGGTAAGTGAAAGATAATCAACATCAACATAGGTGACGCAAGCAAACTTACCTTCTCCCCCATAGTTGTCTACAGTAGTGTTGCTGTCCATCTGAGAGAATTTAGACCCTCTCGATACTGGGAGCATTGTGTAGTCAAGTCCATCCGAATAACCGAGATCTCCCGACATTTCCCCGGTTGACGGGCTATAGATTTGGGCAGTCCCATTGGTCGCGGTAGTGGCCATTCCTGTTGTTCTGTTTTTTGTTGCAACATTCCTGGCAATAACAGTGTCTTTATAGCTAACAACGTCACTAGCAGCCTTATCGATAAGATCATAACCCTTACGTTTTCTTAGCGCCCCCCCCTTGTCGTATCTATAATTAAATAGCTCTTGGAATGTCTCCTTCGGGAGTATGTTATGACTTATCTTAGTATTCATCCCCTTCATAAAAGGGATGCTTACTTTTTCTTTTTTAAGGGGCATCTAAAAAACCCACAATGAGACATCTGGAGTCCCTGCTGTTGAAGCCATTTTTATATACACAGAGTCGTCAGGGTTACTGCCCAATGTAGTTATTTCCCGAACTCGACCAGTATAGTCTGTTCCATCAGGGAGAGAAGTTTTCACAACGAGAACCCCCTTGTAAGGTCTACCAAGTCTATGGGCGATAAGTGCCCCCGATGTTCCGATTGGTCCTGAGATGAGCCGCCCATTGAGGATCTCCAGGTCTGCCAGAGGGCTAAGAGAATCTTGCAGGGAATCCTGTACTCGATTTAGAGCGTCTATATTACTAGGAATAGGCTCAAAGCGTTTCACGAGAAACCTTTCATCCAGCCATCAGAGGTTCCTATCATCTCATCAGAAATCCCAAAAGGCTCACCAGCATCACGATTACTGGCAGCTTCATCAATGCGAACTCTTAATGTTTCTAACTCCCGCTCTATCACGGTAGTGCTCAACTCCTCCTTTTCCTTCATCTTGTAGACAGTAGTGATGATCGCATATTCCTCCCAGTTCGACATAATCTGGGAGCTTACTTTATCTGTATCAGCAAGTAGTTCCTCGAACGAAGGGGCGTACCAAATAGTAATCTCTGACGTTGTTGTTGGAACCGGAATGAAATTTATAGAGTCACCCTGGATCTGATACTGGTAATCAGCATGACCACCACGGCCAACAAGGGTCACATCACTGTCATACCGATGGCGCTCAGGAAAAGAGAACCGATGGACCCTTAAGTTACTGCCAGACTCGTTGACATCTACGCCAAGGCACTTGTAAAAATTAGAAAGCCCTATCTCATCAAAGGTATATTTTGATTTATCCCCTTCAAGATTGAACTTAATAAATTCGATATAGTAATCCTCAAACTTCTGGACTAAAATATCGTGAAGCTCTCCAAGGGCGACATTCAAGTATTTGTCTATTTCAGACTCTGTAAAAAAAGCATTAGAAACAGCATCAGCTCTTACTCTCGCGTATGCCCTTAACTCTGCCAGCGTAGATCCCATTACACACCCATCACCAGCAACTCAACGTTTACGGCTTCGATGCCCATTCCCCACAATTGCAACTCATGCTGCTCAGTCTGGAAGAGTGACCCTGGAGCGGCTGCTGTCGAGGCAAAAGTGGTCGATGAGATAGGGAACAATTCTCCTGGGATGACCATAGAAGCACCGGAAGCAAGAGTGAACTCGTTACGCTGCAACCGCTTAAATGTAACATTGGTATCGCCACCATCCGCAACGAAAGCACCAAGATAATGTTGGGCGAGGACAATATGGTCAGGGAAATCGCCGTGATGCTGAGAAATAAGAACTAGCCGATTATTAGCGGCCTCGTCAGCATTCTCTACTAACAAGAAATTGCCAACATGACAGTTAACGAAAGCATCGTTAGCCAACTTATCCCTTAGCTCGTTAGCGGTAATCTCAAAGGAACCTGGGCCAATGGTCTCCAGCAATGTCCAATACTCAAAACCTAAAGCACCAGCACCGTTGTTTTTAATAACGATAGAATGGACAGCTGTCATCCCAAGAGTTCCGCTTTGAGCGTCGTCTGGGTTGGCCTGCAAGTCATAAGAAACCCCAGGGGAACCGGACGAACCAGCAGGAACATTAAGGGTATTGTGAACCCATGCCGTAGGTGTTGCATCGAGAACAGTCCGACTAAGCTCTACCAATGGCTGCTTGAAGTCGCTAGTGCTGGAAACAATCCCTTCTAGGCGAATACGGGAAAAAGCCATCTAACTTACCCCCCTTGTTCTTCTACACAGGTAAGGATTGCATCCTTTAGCGAAGCAACAAAAGTTCTTTCATCGCCCTCTTTAACTGCCTGAAAGACCTCCGCAGCAGACTCTTCAAACGCCTGGCCATACTCGCCTTCTTCTTCTTCGTCTTCTTCGTATTCGTCTTCATAGCCCTCTTCTTCTTCGGGCATTTTTCTCTTGGAGCGACCTTTCGGCTTACCGCCTCCAAGCATAATGGCTAATACATCTTTGCCCTTCTTAGGCATAATCGACTCCAAAAGTAAGAGAAAGGGGAGGGACAGTTAGACCGCCCCTCCCCAACTCTAATTATTATTAGGTATCTATTTCCCAGACAGTAATAAAGCTGAAAGCACAATCTTCTGCTGCGTCCTCATCTTCACTCTGAAATCCGAGAATCTGAATAGTGGCACCGATAGTACCATCTTCACCCTCAGCCTCTTCAGCGGGGATAGTAACAGTCCCAACCTGAAGAGTTGTTCCGGCAGTTTCAGAGGTAGCTACAATTGAAATCAGCTTGTCATAAGCTCTGTCAAAAGTAAGAAGAGTATCGCCAGCATCGGTATCCGTAATCTGGAACCCTTCACCAGCGGTTATCGCGGTGTGATCGGCATTTACCCGACCAGCCACAATAGCCAAACCTTTACGATATGTTGACTCTAATGCACCCATTTCAAATCCCTCCTATTCAGCTACTAGTGCAATTCGAGCGTTGTACGCTGGAGATTTGCAAAGCATGTTTCCGTAATAACCCCAACGGTATTCAACACCGTCGTTGTTAGCTTCACGAACACCCTTAAGACCATCAAAGTCTAGGATTCGAGGAGCTGCACCAATAGTCTTCAATACCCAAGTGTCCATCTGAAGCATGTAGCACAGATTCAAAGGACAGTTATGGTCTGCATAAACACTGACCATGCCAGCTGGTGAAGCAAGCTCAAGACTTGCAAAACCAAACTTAGCCTCAGTATCCTTGGATCCATAGCGGCGTCTGCCAGTCTGAACGGCACCGGTAACAATCGACCGACCTTCAAGGTCAATAGCCAATTTTGCCCAGTCAAGGGGATTCATAAAGATAGCGTCAGGACGACCACCTTCACGAGAAACCCGAACTGCCGCATTGATCAATGTCTCTTGGATACTGCCATCAAAAGCAACACGTTGACCACCCAAACGAGTTGAATCATCATTGCGAGTTACTCCAAAGAATGCAGCATCAGGAACAGTTGCAGGAAGCCAAGCGTCAAGACCTGAGAGCTTGCTAGTTGCTGGGGCTGCTCCGGCTGGACGATCACCTTCTGGGTAGATCTTATCGCCATCGGCAATAGCAGGAACAGCTGCGGTAGCTACTCGATCAACAGTAATGGTATCTGCAACTCGGTCAATACCGGTAATTGTCAAAACACCAGGGCGAAGAGCAGTGAGGTCAGTTTCAGCAAACACGATTCTCATGCCCACTTCAAAATTGACTCCATCTCCAAGGGTAAGCTCAAGGGTGGTATCACCCTTACTTGCACCAGCCCTAACAGAACCAATAGCGCCAGCGCCAGCACCGTAAACATCTCGTCCCATTGCTCGTGCAAGAGCATGGAGAGCTGAGTCAGTCTTGGCTTTAGCCATGTCCAACAAAGAACCTTCGTTGCCATCAGCGGCAAGCATAGATTCATTGTCTACGGTGACAACTGCATAGTCCTTGACTCGTGTTACAACGAAGTCATGGAGTTTGGTTCCACCACGGTTAGCCTGAGCAGTAGCAAATGTAGCACTACGGCCAGTGGTTAAGCCGTATTCAACAGCATAAGTTACATTTCTTCCTGGGAATTTTGTTTCCTTCGGAATCATAGATAACAACGGATTGTTTTTATAAACTAAGTTTTCGACCTTCTTATACGGGTACATGTGTTTCATGGCCGCATCGAAGTTCTGTAGATTAAAAGACGCCATTTTGGGCGCTCCTTTCGTATTTAATCAGTGAACAGTTTGCCCTTCCAATAATCGTAGATCTCCTCGTCGGACATCTCCTCCTTGGGGACCTTTGTTGGTTGGGCTCTTAAATTATTGGACAGTGTTAATTGCGACCGGCTGCCCCTTTTCGATGCTTCTAACCCATGAAATTGCTTAAACTTTGCTAAGATCTTAGGATCATTGAAGAGTTCACTCTCCTTCTCCTGAAGACCCTTTTCTACCATTTGAAATGCTTCTTGGAATCCAAGCTCTACGCCTGTCTTCTGGTAGTATGCTGCTATCCCATTAGCTACGTCCTGTGGTGAACACTGTTCAGTAGTTAAAGGATAGTCCTCTGAGGAGTTCATGAACTCCTGTACATTATTATAATACTCGTTAATTTCGGCTTGTTGCTTTGCATTAACATTTTGCTGTGCCTGATGTTGATCTCTTTTTTGCAGTTCAGCCTTTAACTGCTTTAATTCTTTCTCTGTATTAGAGAGTCTCATTTCAGCACCAGGCTCATTCTTTCCTGATGCTAATCTCTCAGTCCAATCATTATAGAACGCTAACGGGTCAATGCCTTGAGATCTAAGAAACTCAGTAGGGTCTTTATGGAGAAGTTCTCTCGCCCTTTGAACCCCTCTCAACTCCTGTTCTTTAGCGGCAAGAACCTGCTCTCTCCGTTTATATTCAATATCTCTTTGGCGGAGCTGCCTATCCTTTTTTACCCTGGCGCTCCACGAGCCATTATCCTTAGCATTCTCTGGCTCTTTCCCCTTTGTCTCAACTTGAGACTCTTCTGATTCTTCCGAATAAATATTGAAGTCAGGAAGTTCTTCCTCTACTCCGGTATCTACTTCTACTTCTACTTCTTCTGTCTCAACTTGAGACTCTACTGCTGCATCTGCCATGATATTCCTTTTATGCTAATCCTCCCCCTGGTGGTCCCATCGGTGGAAGAGGCCCTGCGCCTCCGCCTGGAGGAGCCGGTAGGATCTCGGGGCCTGGAGGTAATCCTGGCGGTAGTCCTGGCGGTCCTGGGGGCGGTGGTCCGGGTGGCATTCCTGGTGGTCCCATCGGAGCCATCATTTCTCCGGGTGGGGGTAGGTCTGGTTTGTTTGCTACTTTCATCATGCGAACAGCTTGGGTGATCCACCTTCGTAGTTTCTCAAGCCTTTCTTCTGGAACATTTTCAATCCTGCCAAGATTGACTGCTTCTTGAACTCGCTCCACCCCGAGGACCAAATTGAAATAAGGCTCAGGTGGGATATATTTATTATTCTCAATCATCTCATCAATAATCTTATCTATAAGATCTTGAGGGGAATTCTTTAACTTCGTTCTGCGCTCGAGGTCTGGAAAATCTAGGAGCTGGTGGGCTTCCTCACTAGTGAATAAACCATTCATGTGCATCTCTGTCACACTTGCCAACTTTGCGGCAGGGGTCTGAGGCAACGAGCCAACAGGCTGGACTCGCATCACATACTGGTCTTCCTCCATATCAACGTCTTTCCACTTGATATGCTCAACGCCAGAGTTAGGAGAGAAGCTCATTGAGCTATAACTCTCTCCATCCTCAATCGCATCTCTAACAAGGGAAATGATTTGACGAGATATTTCAACGAAAGTCTCTTCGTAGGCTTGCCCAACAACCATAAACCGCTCTGACTCAATATCTGAGAACTCTCGGAGAGCTCGCCCGGAATCTAAGCCTGTAGGTTTCTTGCTTTGAGCGGATAACTGAGAAATCCCAGTCATCTCGTATGCTTGGTTCACTAGCCTATCGAGGTGTTGAAACATCTCTCCAGATACAGGACGAGGAACAAAAAACTGAGGAGGTGTGCCTCTATACTTAATAGCCCCCCATACTCGATTATTGAGATGTGCATTTACAATTTTACTTGTTTCTTCGATGAACACCTTTGGGGTGGCGAGGTGCATCTGTTCTTGTATTTGAGCCAGAAGCTTATTCACCTCAACCTGGATACCCTTAACTTCCCAAGCAAGGCCATTGCCCCAAAAGGACATTGGAGATTCTGTCCAGCGAACGAATACAAAGGGAAAGTAATCCTTATTGTAGTCTTCGTCTAAGAGAGTGGCTGTCGATATCGAAACAACATGCCTTCCATCCTTGGCTTCTGGGCCAGAAGGAAGGTGCCAAGCCTCATGACATTCAACCATATCAGAGTAGCTGGTATCTCCCTCAGAGTCCTGATTCTCCTCAACAGCTTCTAGGATTTTAGGCTTTAGCTTTGGGAATTTTTCTATCAGGACATGGCGGGAGACTTTCTTCGTTTGGAACATCTGCCGAGGGTCATCAGTCTCTGCTTCCATGCTATCAACGGTAATCTCCGACATCCTAACTCTTTCGAGCTTTACCTTGCCGTGCTCCATAAAGACCTTGATAACTCCAGTCCCTACGATACAGGCATCCAGAAATGCCTTTTGAGCTACAGCATATGCCTTCGTTGAATAGATTTGGCCTTGTATGAACTTGTCTAAGCCCTTGGCCTTTCTCTTTTGCGACCAATTGCCCCCAGATGTAAGGAATGAAATGGCTGGACGGTGCTTTGCTATCTTCGCAGTAGCCGCCTGACAGAGAGAACGGACAATATTAAAGGTTAGTCTCGGTCTTTTGTTGCGAAATCTAAGGGCATCTTCCTGGTCCCCAATGGGGCGACCCCCATAAAGGCCAACAAACATATTCAGATCATTATAAAAGTCGCTCTGGTCGTCCCTTAGCACCTGGATATACTTATCCACCGCCGCATGAGGGTCTTTCTTGGCTTGCCACCAGAAAATATCGTCATAAATACCGTACATTACGACTCAGCACTCCAATAAAGCATCTCCTTCTCGGAATACTCCTGTGCATCTTCCGGTAGTTCGACGCCATTTCCTCCGGCTTTAACGTTAACTTCGGAAGAGTTTACATAATTATCCATAGAAAAGGAGGGGTTTGCAACATCTTTCTCATTAACCTCCTCTAAAGCACCATCATACATAGCTTTAGCTAGTGATAAATCGCCACCAGGAGGACACATCTCGACTTCTATCTCATCTGACTTGTACCTTATGACATTATGTTCAGCCAAAATCTCTAATAATTTCCGTAACTTCCTTGGTTCTTGCGACATAGTATCCTCTACTTAGTTATAAAATGCGTCATCTTGCGAGTAGCCAATCCCCCACAGATCTTCATTGTGTCCATCATCTTGGTCTTGCTGGGAGAGTAGTCTCTCTTCCATCTTATCTTCCAGCATTTTGAAGTATTCGGCTGTCCCTGCCTTGGGTACTTTCTCTTTTTCTTCGTAGAGGAAGTGTCTTGATTCCATCCAGCAATAGAGTGCCGCATCACTGAGGTGATTTTCGTGGCGTCTATCTTCGCCTGTCCCTGCTAGATTAAACTGGAGTTTATCCCATTCTTCCAGGAGAGGAGTTCCTTCCCTGACCTTGATCATACCCTTGGCCAGGTCGGAGTTCATCATCTTGATTAGCCCAATCTTGTCATTGCTTTTCTTGGCAGGCTCTACCAGGAGAGAGGTCCTTTGCTTGAAGGTTTCCAATACCATCCGACTGGCACCGCCCCCCGTGTCCATCACTACCTTGCTGATATTAAACTGCTTTTGGTACATCAGGATAATTTCTTCAACATCGGAGGTTAGCAGGTTCGACTTCTTGAACTGCTCTACGATGAAGAGTTCTTCCGCATCATCGGAGAAAGCTCCAACAACAAATGCTGTTGCATCGTGATAGCCAAGATCGATTGAGAGGATGTGCTCCCAGAAGCAGTTCTCCGGGAGTTCGGAGTATATATTAACAGGAGAGTAATTGTAAACAATAGATCTATCGTCCTTTAACCAAAGCCCTAAATACTCCCGCTTGTATGCTGGCTCTGTAGGATTGAGGACTCCATTCTTAATATCTCGCTCTACCGCTTTGACGGCCTGCGTCATGAATGGATTCTCGTTGATAGTCCACCGGTGAGTTGAGTACCCGTATTTCTTCTCTTCGGTAATCTCATAGAAGAGCCCGGCACATTGGCTGTTGGGTGTTGAGATCATAGCCAACGTCCCGTCCACGTCCAACAAGGCAGGACCAAGAACCTCCCTTACAAGCTCCTTCAAATTGATATTAAAGAAGGCAGCCTCGTCAAGCACTGCCAGGGAAAAGGCCGCACCCCTTAGCTTATCCACGTCAGAAGCATCATTCGCCCCAGTGAACATAATCTCAGAACCATTAGGGAACTTGGCTATCAGGGTAGCATTATTGAACTTAAGACCAAGCCGGTACTGACGGTCTGCATCCTTAAGCATATTCCACAAGATACGCTTGGCAGCCTCTCGGGTACGAGCAATATAAACACAGATAGTCTCGGGAGCATCAATAGCTTCTTGAATCAGATATCTTGATACAGCAAACGACTTACCAGCCCTTCGTGAGCAAAGAGCGGCTTTTCTTTTAGAAGGGTCGTTGATAAAATCTAACTGCTCTTTAAAGAGGTGACGCTTGAAGTTAAGCGTAATCTCAGAGTTATTTCTCCTGATGTTCTTGTCTTTACGCTCAACTCCGAATCGGCCAACAGCCGCTTCCAGCACTGACCGCCCAGTGATAGCAAGGTTAGGCTTGCGCCCCGATTGTAGCTCTCTCGCCTTTGCTTCTTTCGACTGGTTTGCTCTGCTTCTTTTTGCCATAACTGTGAACTAATGCCGGTAAGAGCAATGAGTTATACTTGAGCTTCCACTTGTTCTTGAGGTTATACTTCTGTGCCCAGAAGGACCAGAACACTGTAGGGATAGGGCTAAGGTCTTTAAATACTTCTTTAACAAGCTCTCCCCCGATCCCATGATTACGCAAGTGCTTTTTAACAAAGACGTAAAGCAATGACTTCGACTCACCCCCGCCATGGTATGCTAACCACCCAAGGATATGGTCATCATCATCTTCCGGTGTTGATACCATGATAGTCACATCCTGTACGCACATGTCAATAACATCCCGCACAGCGGCCCTAATCCCCGGTACATTATAGTCAATTGACGACAACCAGGAATGATAGATGAAGTCCTCATCTAATGGCTTATAGCTTCTTATCTTTACTCCTATCATTTCTTAGATTTCTTCTTCCTCCTGGGTGCGTCGGAGAGGATCTCCTCGGCTGGTCCTGGGTGTCCAGCAGGCATGGCATAGCCAGCGACTCTTGGCGGGCCAGCATCTTCTTCCTCTGGAGGTCTAGCAAAAGGGTTGTATCCCCCAGGTCGTGCAATAGCCATTGGCGCGTCGTAATAGTCTTGTGGCGTATATCCCACTTCGCCGTGAGGCTCATCATAGTCGGCCATGTATAACCGTAGCCCTTTCTCGTATGGGCCTTTCGGGTCTGGTCGATACTCTTTTATATATCTCCCAGGCACAGGCTCGCCATAATTCCAATCACGAACCTTCGAGTCATACCTATGATCACCCGGCTTGTATGGACGATTAGGAGCATAGATTCTCTCCATTGAGTCTACCCTCAAGCTCTTATCAAAGTCTTCCTGGCTTTGAGCCTGAAGTATCATCTCGGTAAGCCAATTTCTGTCATCTTCAGTTAACCCTGACTTCCCAGTATCTGTCTTCTTACTAGCCATCACTTCTTTCCTTTGGCCTCTCGCAAGGTCTTACGAGCCAGAGCCTTAAGCTCGTCATCTGTCATAGATGCTAGAGCGTCTGTTTTTAATTCTTTCTCAATTCCGATTAGTTTCTTGAGTCCATCGTAACAGAGGTCCAAGGTCTTCATATCCTTGGCTGTCAACTCGTCACTGTTGTCGATCTTAACACGCAATCCCTCTATCTGACTGCGAGTTATCATGTACAAATCATGCAATAATTTATGGTTATCGGCGTTCTGATAGATCGTTACAGTGTGGCCTTTAGCTGGCATTTTAGTGCGAAATCCCTATTATTTAGAAAACCTGTCAAGGGTTTTCTTGTGCTCCATACCTAACAATATCAGGTACTTATAAATGTGCTTGACAAATAATAGAGGATAAGTACATATACTCTTTATCCCCTCTTATCTATCCCCTCTAACATACGTTTACCCTAATTAAAGAGTCGCTCTATCCCCACTAATGCACATCTTGTCAGAGCGTGCAAATGAGCCAAAAATTCATGGAGAGGTATTGCCAAGAGGTAGTTGCCGCCTAGGGAGCGCTACCCCCCTCCTAGTTAGTACAAAATTTGTAGATCGCACTACCTCGCAACAGGGTACTACTACATGTGTCTGATCACTAAACTCAAAGGCCGCAAGTCTAGCTATCACTACAAGATCAAACCTGGTACTTGGTTGATTCTAAAGGACATTTAGCAATCCCCATCAAGGAAAGTGTCATCCTCGCACTACGATCTACACGCTAACTACCTGATATTGTGTGAAGTGTGGTCCACCGGGTGAGACAAGACCACCGAGTTATCATACAAATAGACACACTTACCACACTCCTTGCACCGGATATGCAGGGCGTTCTGGCCTACAGTGGCCAGCGCTTCCCACTGGTTCTCGTCGTTCCTCCTCGGTGTGTCTGACACACTCACGTATGACGTGAAACCAGCGTCAACCGAACGCAGAACACCAGGTGTTATCGCGACGTCTTGTGTGCGGCCTATGGCCGTCGCATGGTGGGTGGGGTGTCGGGGTCGCGTTATACGCGAGGGCGACATAATACGTCACACGCGTCATACGCGTGTGTCCTTCCTGGTGTTGAGCGCCAGCGAGTCATACGAGCGTATAAGGCGCGTTTCCTCTCTGGGGTTCTGGTGTTGAGCGACTATGGAGCGTTTCCTTTTGTCCGGAGCCCCTGCTAGGCCGCTCGCCCTATGCGAGCGGGATGTATTGCGTCACCCCCAAAGGGGGTGTCCTTCATGTGTGTTAGCGCCCCCTTTATTGGGGCGCATCCTTATTGGTGTTAGGCCCCTGCCAGGTCGCACCCCTTATGGGTGCGAAAGTGTGAACGTCACAGCCAAGGGCTGTGTCCTCTTCCTTTTAATGCGTCGCGCTTGCGCGACACCTTTGGGTGGGATGTCGGGGTGCGAGTGCATCCGAGCAGGGCGACTATTGAGCTCATAAACGAGTCATACGAGTGTTGATAGCTCAATCGCGAGCGAGTCATACGAGCGAGCGCAGCGGACGCAGGAAAGGACCAGTCAACCTTGCGGTCAACTGGCCCATTATAAAGGGAGCACCGTAAGTAAATCCTTATGGGCCTACCCTCGAGTTTTCCTTATTAACCGATAGGGCTAATATCTTTGAAGGATTTAACCTTCTTGGCTAGCTTCTTTTTAGTAACCTTCTTCTTGGCTACCTTCTTCTTGGCTGGCTTGTCCATTCCAAGATCTGCTAAGAGTGTATCCGCTCCTTTTAAAGCTTCTTCTCTTCTAACATCTTTGGCTCTTCTGATAACTGGGGCCTTGGCTTTCCTCAATTCAACGGGAATGGTCAAACCCAAGTTAGTAAGTGCTTCTAAGGCGATATCACTGTTCTTTATCCATACTTTAGTATCCCAATAGGTTTTGTTGGCCATGTGCCCAAGCTGGTATATCCCGTCTCTGATAGTGTAAACCATTGCAGAATTGTAAGATTCTAGTTCAACTTTGCAGTCTTCCTTGGCTCCACTGTAGGCTTCCCACTGTGCTTGATAGTCTTCCGCGTTGGCTACCTTTAACTTTTCGGTCCCAAAGTTCCGAAAAAGACGAGTAAATCGTTTGATCTGGCCTTTGCGGGGGAACCCGTCCAAATTGGCTCTAAAGGTTGCAATAGCGCTTTGCTCTGCATCTTCTTCCAGTTTCCAGTGGCGTATCATAACGCAAAGAGCGTCGCGAGCTTCACTATTGGCTTTGAGTTCCTTGCGTAGTGCATAGGGCTTAACCTCTTCGTCCATTTCTTCAAGCAAATCAGCCTCTTCGGGGCTTCCACACTTGGTTAATAGGAGAGCTTCCTTTAACGAGTTGATCTTTTGAATGGTCTCTAGGTCGATGTCACAAACTGAATTTGAATCTAATAACATTTTTTTTCCTATCTCTAGTTAAGTTTAAAGAAGAGGTCTTTCTCTCCCTCTATATATACTGTTTTACAGGACAAAATAAATCGAGTCAACCCCCTAACTCCAGTTAGTTGTGTTTTATCGTCACTTGTTGCCAGTTACCGAATGGTTATCCCATGACCGATCGGGCAGGATTTGCGGACACCTGTTAGCACCAGGCCGGGGGTCAGGGGGACGGGTCCCCCTGCCTTGCGCCCCCACCCATAAGGGGGCGCTTCCTTATTTGTGTTTGTGTTTGCGCCCCCACCCATAAGGGGGCGCTTCCTTATTTGTGTTTGTGTTTGCGCCCCCACTTATAAGGGGGCGCTTCCTCTTACGAGCTTGTCCATATGTTATCCACACATAGCGCTGTGCGGCACGTCGAGTCCGACGAGACATTTAAAGTGACGCTCTGCGCGTGTGGGTAACATGTGGGCAAGCGTACAGGCGTTTTGTTTTCCTTTACGAAAAGGAAACAAGGGCCGAAGCCCTTCACTCTCCTTCCTGATCGTCTTGCTTGGTTTCAGGGACTTGCTTGGTTTCAGGGAATAAGACCTCAAATTCGTTGAGGATTTGCTGTAGGATGTCCATCGTAGCCTCCTTGGGCAATTAAAGTTTTCACAACGGCTCAAACATTAATTGACTGAGGTGGCGTGCGATGGACGTCCGGAGGGAAATCATCAATGCGGGGGGCTTAGTCCCTGAAGCCGAGGAAGGCACGCAAGATGAGAGGAAGGAGAGTGCAGGCGTTTTTGGTCTAACCTTTTACGAAAAAGGTTTGCTTCGGCTTAGGGACCTGAAGGGCGCGCTTGCGCGGTCCCCTGTGAGCTCGTAAGTGAGTGCATCCGAACGTCGATAGTCTCACAGGAGGACGGAACCCCTGGCCGGGCCCGACGCTTGGGACCCGTAAAGGAGTGCATCCGACTGTCGCTGGTCCCAAGGGGAAGCTCCAGTTGTTGCGACTTGGGTAGATCTTAGTGCAACTTGCTCAACTTGCTCAACTTGCGCATCATTTCACACGTGAGGACATGCGCAAGTTGTTCGGTGATATCCTAGGAAAGCCACCCTACAAAACCTACTAAAAGATATGGGTTAAGCAGGTTGACGAGGAACTTAATCCAAGCATGGGCAAGATAGTGCTTCGAATAACCGCTTGGATTAACACGATTTCTCCGCCCTTCATGCAGCAACGTATGACGTTACGACATGAACCCCGGAACCCCACCCAAGCCTTGACCACGCTTTGAGAGCGCGGCCAATGCTCCTCGCTGACACTCGGGCCGCCCCATCGTCGGCTGCACTCCTCGCCCCGGCACCCCGCCCCATGTGCGAGTCACACAGTCTGTGCGAATCACCCATCTCGCACATCTCGCACCCACCGCGCGGTTCGCCCAGGCCCGCGTAAGTGCGCGTCTAGCTCGCGCAACTGGAAAACTTCCTCCTGAGTGCGCGCCTAGTTCACGGAACTGGAAAACTCCTCGCGACTCTGTGCGTATCGCGCGAATATTGTCCCTCCCGTAAGTGCGCGTCTAGGTGACGGAACTGGAAAACTTCTAAGAGGAGAAGAGAAGGGAGGGGGAAGAAGGGGGGGGGGATAAGGTTAATGAATTAAGAGCGTCTATAAATATAGGGGCAAGAAAAGGAGATAATGATGGGTAGGAAGAAGATAACGAAAGTGAGTAATCACAGGTACAACGTGCCAAACCCTAGAATGAAGGGGATGGTGCTTAGTCCTGAGTTCATTGATGCTTTGACGAGGGAGGTTCTGGCTTGGGAGGTCCTTAATGGGGAGCCACCATCTGCTAAAGTAATTATAAAGATAAACAAAAGGTTGATGAAGCTGTTCAAAGAAGCAGGCAAAACTACAATCATAAAGAAGGAGAGATAGAGATGCCAACGATAAAACCTTACAAGCATGACTGTAAGAAATGTAAATGGGTGACATGGATTAAGCTGGCCGGAGATAGATGGGCCAACATGTATGTGCACCTAGGTGGCTGGGCTGGAACCATGCCCGGAGACTGGAGGCATGAAGACACCACGATAGTGCTGAGGCTATCAGATGAACCAGGAGATGTTCTTACTTATGTAGCAGGAGATGATACCCTCAAGTTGTCAATTGAAACAAGCATCCCTTCTATAGACCGTATTTCTAGTGAAGGACCAAGGACAAGGGGGGACCAATGTTCATCAGATATCATTTCCACACAGGAGAAGAACGTTCCTTTGAAGAGGAGCCCAACCCGGTCGAGTGGAAAAAGTTAGAACATGCGATTCCTTGGGACGCAGCCAGAGAGTTCCCTGAGGAGGAGGCTCTCGTTGCGAATTCTGCGAATTCTGCGAATTTAGATTTGAGAAGTATTCCTGAAACTATTGTCGGTCTTCCTTCAAAGGAGCTGGTTGACAGAATGAGAGTCTACTCAAAAGAGTGGCTTAACCGAAGAGATAGGAGAAGAAGTAATGAAAAGCAAAAATGCAGTCATCAAACTAAAGCCAAGGGTGAATAAGGATGAAGAGGTTTCACTCCAGGAGAAAGAAGATTGGAGAACCTGGGGTAACATCATCCATCAGCTGATGCTGAGAGTTGACATGTTAGAGGAAGAGAATCGTGATCATAAGCGGGTGATAGTGGATCTGGTCAATACATCTCACCGTGTAGGAAATCACTTAAAGGTAGTGCTGGGAGTTATGAATAGAGAAAACGAGGAGTAAACGAATGTCTGTAGAATACATCGTCCTCGCAGTAAGCCTGGCTGCTGCACTCACAACATTATCCAAGGTAGAGATAAACAGGAGAAGGAGAGAAAAGGTAAAGATGATTAGACAAATGTATATTGATAAATGTAAATAAATGTCGTCAAGTCATTGACAAGTGCCTTCTAAGTAAGGCATATATTTAATCAGTTGTTTTGGGAGAAACAACTTACCTGCTTATTAAATAGTTACTCTAGTGAAATAAGAGTGTCTGTTTTTATAGGCAAACAAGGAGATAGGGATGATTAGTAAAGATGAAATTACAACAGAGGTTTATGCCTGCATGAGCGCTATGGACCAGAGCTCTTTGGACTATGTTCTTGATGCTCTACCAAGGCTGGCCGAACAGAGTCTTTTCTTTCGTAACAACTTGGATGATCTGAATGCTGAGAAGAAATATATTGCCTACAAAGCCCACGATATATTCAGACTCCTGTCGATGCCGAGACTTGATGATGAATGTCCATGCTCATTCGCTAAGTTCTCTGATGTTACTATCCTTAAGTTCAATGAATTAAGAGGCCATTATCATTGGGGCTCTGTTTGGGGTGACAGGATTCGTGAGGAGTATGACTTCATTAAGTTCAAGGATACCGCCACTGGTTATGTTTGCATGATGACCAGAAACAAACTCAAGGGTGGTGGGACTTGGTGTGCATATGTGAGGGTTGAACCTAATCATCCACTTTTCCGGGTAAATACTTGTCTACCTTCTGAATATAGAAAAGTCGTTGATGCTCTTGAGTGTCCTGAATCAGTGAGCAGTAAGACATATGAGCTAGATGTCCATGGGGGTATTACCTGGCAAGGGATAGATCCAGAAGAGAGAGCTGAGGGATGGTGGATTGGTTTTGACTGTCTTCACAGTGACGACTTGTCCGCAGGGAGTAGACACTTAGGATGTGAGTTCTCTGATATATATGTATGCCAGAGAGAAGTAATCCAGGGAGTTATAGGGTTAGCTAAACAACTAAAAGAGATGGAGATAGAAGATGGAGAATAAGAAATCCGAGAAGGTTATTTGTCTTTGCAATAGGGACAAAGAGATCAAGGAAGCTGTTCGTATGGTCGAAGATGCTTCTAATAATATTCGTGTTGTTAATGAGTTTGTTCATGGGAGATGGAGTCATCAAAACAGAGAGGCATTCTTGGCTATCAAAAAGCTAACAGAGTTTGTCCAATGTCTTGATGAGCCTGGTGGGGTTCTTGAACTTGCTTCAGGTAAAGTTATTCGTCCATTCATGACAATGTTATTTGAAACGCCAGAGGGGGAAAGGGGAGACTGATGTTAGAATTGGGGATGATCGTTACAATGTTCGTTGTTGCTGCCATCATTATTGATGTGATGAAGTAAAGACTAAACCTTAGCCTGGGTAAGCTAATCCAAAAAACTGCCTAAACTATTAACCTCGTTTGGGAGAGCGAGAAGGAGATAAATAATGAGTGCTAAGGTAGTTGAGATAGTAACAAACAAAATCATTGAGAAGTTAGAAGAGGGTGTTGTCCCTTGGAATAAACCATGGATGACAGTGGAAGCTCGTCCTAAGAACATGATCACCAAGAGGCCCTATAGAGGGATTAATGCTTTGATAGCATCTCCTATGGTCAGTGGCTATGAAGACCCTCATTGGATGACAGGTAATCAGATTCGCAAAATGGGAATGAAGCTGATGCCTGAGCAAAAGTACACTCCAATCTTGTTCTTCAATTGGATTGAGAAGACTGAGGAAGGGAAGACAAAGAAGATTCCTTTTATGAAGTTCTACAAGCACTACAACCGTAGGCAAATAGAAGGACATGAAGTTACTTGGCCTGTCAGTGATGAGTCTATTGGAGTTGTTAAGCCAGTAGAGGGTTGGGAGATTAAGGCAAAGGAGATGTTAGATACTTATCTGTCAGCAGGTGGCCCTACACTAGAGGAAGGTAAGAGTGGTTGTTGGTATATGCCTTCAACTGATGTGGTGGGTATGCCATTCAAAGATAAGTTTCATTCTAATGCAGAGTATTGGAGTTCAATGTTCCATGAGATGACTCACTCAACAGGAGCTACCAAGAGGCTAGACAGGGAGTTGAAGGGATTCAATCATAACAGACATGCTTACTCTGAGGAGGAGTTAGTTGCCGAGATGGGTGCTTGCTTCATGTTAGCAGACCTGGGGGTTGAGAGGCATATTAATAATTCAGCAGCATACATAGATGGTTGGTTGAAGAAGCTTAAGGGAGATAGGAGCTTCCTAGTGAAGGCATCCCAAAGAGCACAGAAGGCTTATGACTACATGAAAGGAGAAGGTTATGTGTCAGCAAATAAAGAAGCAGCATGAGGAACTAGATGATGATGGCATCCCAATGCCCAAGGATTTTGAGTTGGGTCTTGATGTCTCAGAATTAATTTCAATAGGAAAAAGAATGAGGGAGAGAAATCAATTAGCTCCTCTATTCAAGGCATGGATGGAGATTCTTAATGGGAAATAACTCGGATGATCACAGTAAATTAGAGGCTCTTATCCTTGAGATTTATGCCTGTAATAGGACACATATTTATCCTGATGAACAACAGTTAGTGGCCATTAAGAAGTTAGCTACTAAACTCAATATAAATGTGGAGGCTTGGGAATGACCAAAAAAGCAAAAGAACAAAAGCTAATTCTTCATGATAAGGGAAGGGACTTAGCTCGTCATTGCAGTGAGTTGTTCGAGAACAATAGGGCGCTATGGATGGCATTGAAGGAGCCAGCGAGAGAACCAGTCGGGAGAGATGCTTTGAGCCTAGCTAGGAAATTTGTCGCAATGCAGCATGACGAGATAATAAAGCTTGGAGAGACTATTGGGCTATGTCCCATTACGATGGACCACATGAATGGTTGGAGGGGGGAATGAGTGAAGACAATTACGTGTGTGTCTGCCCAGGTAGTAATTCTCCCTATATATGCAGAGCTTGTGAAGCAAGGGAGAGGTTCGAAGCTATAGACGACAGGATAGAAGAGTTCTGTGGGAACTGTGACAGCTTAACCAAGAACGTCTTAGGAGAAGATGAGATATGTGAAGACTGTATGTGCTTCTATCAGGAGAAGTACATAAGGAAGGCAATCATTAGGGACCTCTGTGGTCTAGATTATTCGCTCCATGAGTTGAGAGATCATTTGTGTTCAGCCAAAGATACGCTGATGGAGAGTTCTATCTACTGGTTGATTGCTTGGCTTAAGGATGAGTTCAATTGGAGATTAGATACTCATGATATTCCAGACATAATTCATTCTATAGCAAAGAAGGAAGACTATGCCTGGGCTGATAAGATACTAATTCTTGATGTAACCATGAAGTGGAGAGCCTCGATGAAAGAGGTAGAGGAGATTCAGAATGAGTCCTGAAGAAAGAGAGATGATTATGGGGATGCTTAAGGGTCGTCCTGAACTGATATTTAGTGAGCTTGGTAGAGAAAGTATTTACGCATCTATCAAAAAAGCAGTTGAAGAGAATCATCCGGGAATGAGCCAGGATGAAAAGATAGCAAAGGCGAGTGAAGTAATAGGGGAAGTCCAGAGTATGATTACGGAAATCCTCGTATTCCTCAAGGGTCCTAAAGA